ATGCCGGATCATGTCATTAGAGAAGTCCTAACTGGAACGGTTACTCCGCAGGTTGATGGAAGTAGATCTTCAAGTATAATTCAGAAAAGAATTAACTTACCAGAGGGTAAAAAATTCAGAGTTAAGTCAATCGAAATATTTGATGACAATATGTATCTTCAAGGAACTAACACTTTGGAATTTCCATTGTGGGTATCAAGACAAACTTATGTCACTCCTTACCCGATCATATTGAATGAATCTGCTTGGGGATTTACAGAAGGACTTCAAACTGCAAGTTTTGAAGGATCTGGACCTTATGCAGGAGATAATTCTGTATTGATCAAAAGATTAGATTTTGCTCCTTTAGATTCGTCTGCCTCTGCTGACACACCCAGTAATAGCATACAGCCTACAACCGTGTTTCCATCCCATCCTACTGCATTTAACACGGGTTTTACATGGTATTCTAATCACATCTATCTATCTGCGATCTACAATTGGCAAACATTAGCCCAAGAACAACCAGTTGCATTGTCATTCCATCTACATCTGGAAGTCGTAAATTGTGGTGCATTAGAATCCGCGATCGGAAATTACAAAGAAATGTTAGAAGCACAATGCAGACCATTGACTTCCACTCTGAATTGGATCAATCCGGCCTCTTCTGCGGCAGGTAGATCATTCCCAATGTGGAAATATGGTGGAGCAAGGCCGGAAATTATGATCAGTAGTGCCAATGTTCTAAGATATTACAACAAGTTAGCATCACAAGCATATCAAGAAATGGACAATGTTGCAGCATTTAGAACTCGATACAAAGAAGCAACAACTATGGTTGACTACGATCAGCCATTTGGAGATACTACAACTGGGATTCCTGATTGGATCACTTTGATGGATGTTGCTGGAGTTACATCTGGTCCAATTAGATCTTATCCGCCACCAGTCAAATTTAGTGGTAATGGTAACACAGTGATGTATGATGCTGATGGTCAACCTGCTACAATAGTAACATAGATTGTCAAGCTTGCGACGCCTGGAAAGCCTCTATGTTAACATAGAAATAGAAGATCTCCCTGATCGCGGAATATGCCAAGGGCAACTATACCATACGATGCAATTAGATCCAAACTTTTTCAGATGTTTCCAGAACCAACTTTCAGATATGTTAGATTGAGAAAACCAGATCGATATAACAATTTGAAAGCACCTACAACAATTTACGATCGTACAAGTGGCAATTTCAAAGCGATCGGATATCGATGCGCAGTTGTCTATGAGAGATTTGAAGCATTATCTGAAGATCTGGATCGTGGAATTTTCAGACAAGTCCGAGATATTGTTCTTGTCGAACTCTAAGCCTTGGGTTGACAATCAAAACAGATGTAGTGATCGTGATTTGCATTTTCCATTATGATCAATGAACAATCTTGTTCGTGAACGTAGTGTTTGCAGATAGAGCACGGGACATAGATCAGCACAGATATCCACTCACATCTATACCTAATTCAAGGGCGATTGCTCTTTTTGTTGGTTCTGAGATCTCTCTTGAAAGAAGGATCAACATTAGTCGTCGAGATCCTAAAACTTCGACATCAATTTCATCTGGATCCAATCGATCTCTAATTGCTCGATCTACAAATTTTGATCTCAGATTCGGTCTAACTTTTTGATTCAATTCCTGAATCGTGCTAACTTGCAGGGAAAATGTCCGGTTTGCATGCATCAAATGTCGCGACTTCTCGATTACTTATGTAAGTAACTGGAAATCATACCCAACCGAGGCGTAATTCGGGGGACTACGCCCCAAATCACGCTAAACACGGCGTAGATGTTCAAGGTCAGTGTCGGTAGAATAGATAAAATATAACCCTATCATAACAGGGTCAATGACGAAAAACTCAGGCGACATAATTCTACGCGATAGAATGGAATTTGATTTAGACAACAATGGTGACCGAACTACTGTATATGGAAGAATAGATCTTTCTTCTTACATCTCAGTTGCGCAGAAGCGTGGATTGGCTGTAAAACAGATCTTTTTCCAAGTTAGAGAGCAGAATTCGACTCTGCTTGATAATACAGGGATTTGGGACTGGATGGTTGCAGATGAAGTAAGTGATGACGGGCATGTTGCTGGTCTGAAGATCTACGCAACTACTCGCGCATACGAAAACGCTGCGGATGTAGGAATTGCATCTCCAGACGTGTTGTGCATCAGAGAGTACATTTCTGCTACTTCTCCAAATGGAGTTGGAGCAACTGGAGAAGGAACTTCTTACGCTTACACAGACAATTTTTACGGTCCTATGGATCTACATCCAGAAGGTTACACTTTGGTTTCAGATCTATTAATCGGAGTTGCAGCCGATCGTTGGCTTGCAAACACTGATTCTACACTTGAAATTGACATCTTGGTTATCGCTGAAGAAGTCAAAGTTACTCAAGAACGAATGAACGACATGCTTCAACAAGCACAAGATCTCTGATCTGGGAGATCTGGGAATTCTATGATAACATAGAGTTGAACCAGGTTCTCAAGCTTTGACAATCTATGATACAGGTGAGAATAATGCCAAAAGGAAAATTAGCAAAAAAAGGAGGACAATTAGTTGCAAAAGGACTCAAAAGAGCAAGCAAAACCGAATTCGGAAAGAAAGCCAAACTTGGAGCAGGCGCTGTCGCTGTTGAGAGATCAACGGATGTCTTGGATAACCCGTATATCTCGGCTGCCGAAGGCGCTGCGATTGGCTATGTTGCTGGTGGTCCTGTCGGTGCTTTGGCCGGAGGATTGGTCGGATTCGTGCTTGCTGATGGTGAAAGAATTACTCCTACTGATATGATCGCTGTACCAGCGTACCAATATTCTGCAATGTTAGAAGGTCGAGAACCTACTTTCCAGATCTTCATCAAAGAGGGTGAGTTAATTGCCCCAGTTAAGCCAACGGACTTCATGGAATCTACTGCGATCGTAGATGCTGTCCAGAGCATGCCCAGTAAGCCAAGAAAACTCAATTCTTGGCAGAAGTACCTAAAACAGAAAAAGAATCATATCAAGTACAAAAGCGGGCCCAAAAAAGGCAAATTGAATCTCGCAGCCATGTCAAAGAAATTCAAGAAAGGGAGGAAGAAGTAATGCCGGATCATGTCATTAGAGAAGTCCTAACTGGAACGGTTACTCCGCAGGTTGATGGAAGTAGATCTTCAAGTATAATTCAGAAAAGAATTAACTTACCAGAGGGTAAAAAATTCAGAGTTAAGTCAATCGAAATATTTGAT